GCGTACGATAGTGTAAAAGATTATTTTACTGGAATACCAGATGCGATAGCTAATTATAATCCACAAATGCCAACTCAAGAGGGTTTAGTAGATCTAGCAAAAAATGTTGGATACCAAGGTTTGTTTAATCCTGCGATGGCCGTTATAACAGGAAGTCCTTTTAGTTTGCTTGGGTCTATAGTTTTAGGTAAAGGCCCATATAATTTAACTAAAGAAGGCACTTATGATCCTAGTCTTGGAGATATTGCAAACTTAACAAACGCACCAGCTAATTACGTAGACGCTATTTCAAATTATCAAGGCGGATTAACAGGAGAACAAATGGCGCAAATAGCAAGTGGTCAGGCAGCAAAAGCAGAATTGCAAAAGAATACTAAAAGTGGAAACGAGCCTACAGCAGAAGAGAGAGCAGCACTACAAGCGCAAATGGATGCACAAAGCACAGCAGCTTACAAAAATACACTTACTGAACAACAGCTAAGAGTATATGAAAGACTCGAGGGACAAGGATATACCGATGATTACATTAGAGCGTATTTAGGTTTTCTATGAAAAAAGAAAAGAAAATCAGCAAGGTAATGCGTGAATATAAAAAAGGTAAATTAAACATTGGAAAATCTAAGAAAAAGGTTAAGAATAGAAAGCAAGCCGTAGCTATTGCGTTAAGCGAAGCCGGTGTAAATAAAAAGAGGAGGACAAAATGATCCAAGACTTAAGAGCTAAAATTATCGACAAGTGGACTGAGATGGGTTGGAAAACCAAAGTCATCGGTGCCGCTATCATCGTCATAATTGTAATAGGAATAATCACATAAACACATGATACTTGACGTTATCAAACTAGCAGTAGGCGCTGGCACCCACATAATGACAAATAGACAGAAGCGCAAAATGCTCGAGTCAGATGCAGCTATGTTGCATGCACAAAAGATGGCGAATGGAGAGGTCGAGTATCAAGCAACGGTAAGACAATCAAACGACAAGGGATGGAAAGACGAATTCGTTCTTATTTTAATTTCGCTCCCAATTTTATTGTTGATATGGAGTGTGTTTAGTGATGATCCAACAATACAAGAAAAGATAGATGTATTCTTTGACAAGTTTGCAAATCTGCCTTTCTGGTACCAAAGTCTATTTATCGGCGTGGTCGCCTCGATATACGGACTCAAGGGCGCAGATATTTTTAAGAAAAAGTAATTTGACTTAATCATACATCGGGGGAAAAAATGGGGGACAATAAACCCAAGAACCCGCTTGACGTGTTCTGGGAGCAACTAGGAGATAAGGAGAAAAAATATGTCCGAAGCTACAGATCCAATAAACGTGATCTACAAGATACAGAGAGAAATGAAAACTCAACTGGAGAGTCTAGTACAGACTCTAGCAAACGGGGGAGTTGACAGTATGGAAGAATACAAATATATAATAGGTAAGATCCACGGGATCGATATGATATCTCAGGAACTCTCTAACCTGCTAGAACCAAAGGAGCCAAAAGACGATGACAACATCACACGCATTAGAAGCTAAATACGAAAAACAAGACGAAGAAGCTACAAATAAACCTAGCCAAACAAATTTAGAAAAATTACCTGACCCAACGGGTTGGCGTATACTTGTTATGCCTTTTCAAGTTAAAGAAGAAACAAAGGGTGGAATTATTATTGCACAAGAAACACTAGATAGAGCAAGAGCAGCTGTACAAGTTGGTTATGTTCTTAAAAAAGGTCCTCTGTGTTACGCAGATAAAGAACGATATCCAACGGGACCGTGGTGCAAGGAAAAAGATTGGGTGATCTTTGCAAGATATGCAGGATCACGCATGCAGATAGATGGTGGAGAAATAAGAATGTTAAACGATGATGAGATACTTGGGACAATAGGGGATCCTAAAGATCTTATTCACGCAATGTAATCATAGGAGGATTTACTATGCAAGAAGACGATTTAAAAATCGACGTTGGTGAAGCTGATGAACAAGAGACAGAAATAGATCTTGATGCTGCACCACAAGAAGAACAACCAGAGGAGAAACCAGAAATAGAAATTGCTGAAGCTCCTGGTATAACACACGCAGAAACAGAAGAAGTAAAGACAGAACAAAAAGAAGAAATGTCTGAGTATTCTGAAAGTGTAAAAAAGAGAATAGCAAAACTTACGCATAAAATGCGTGAAGCTGAGAGGCAAAAAGAAGAAGCTATTGAATATGCAAAAAATCAAAAAACTTATGCAGATAAATATCGTAAAAGATATGAAGCATTAGATGGTGACTACACAAAAGAATTTGAGAAAAGAGTTACATCAGGCACAGAGGCTATCAAAACAAAACTGGCAGCCGCTATTGCAGCTGGTGATGTAAATGCTCAAGTTGCAGCACAAGCTGAGTTAGCACAATTATCAATGGACGCTAGCAGACTTGCTAGAATTAAAGAAATTGATGATAAAACTGTAGCTCCTGATCTCAAAGAACCTACAATGCCTGCGCAACCACAGAGACAACCTGATCCTAAAGCAGACGCTTGGGCACAGAAAAACCCGTGGTTTGGTACTGATAATGCAATGACTTACACTGCTTTTGACATACACAAGCAACTTGTAGAACAAGAAGGTTTCGATGGTCAATCTGATGAATATTATGCAGAGGTTGATAAACGAATAAGACTTGAATTCCCACATAAATTTGATACAAATAAGGGAACTACAGCTGAACCAGTTCAGACTGTTGCTAGTGCCAATCGTCCGGCCGCAAAAGGACGCAGAAAAACTGTGAAGCTCACACCATCACAGGTAGCTATTTCTAAACGATTAGGTGTGCCGCTAGAAGAATATGCGAAACAATTAGCCGCGAAGGAGGTATAAGCATATGGAAAAGAAAACGAACAATAAAACTTCCCGCGCGAGTCAAACTCGGGCTAAACAAGAAAAGCCTAAAGTATGGACTCCACCATCAGCACTAGATGCACCGCCTGCACCAGATGGGTATAGGCACAGATGGATTAGAGCCGAAAGTATGGGTCAAGATGATTCAAAAAATATTTCCGGTAAAACTCGATCTGGTTGGGAATTTGTCAGAGCTGACGAATATCCTAACGATGACTACCCGTCAGTAGATTCAGGTAAGTATGCAGGTGTTATAGGAGTTGGTGGCCTTGTGCTGGCAAGGATACCCGAAGAGCTCGCTCAACAACGAGAGGCATATTATAATCAAATGACTGCCGATCGTAATGAAGCTTTAGATAACGATGTCTTGAAGGAACAGCACCCAAGTATGCCGATCAACCAAGATCGACAGACTCGTGTAACTTTTGGTGGTACAAAGAAATAGCATTTGATATTTCGACCACTGATATAAACAACAACCTTTAAGGAGGACAAACATATGGCAAATTTAGACGCCGCATTTGGTTTGAACCCAGTTGGAAGTATCAGCGGAGGAGCTAACCAAAAACTCAATGAGTACAAAATTGCATCTAACGAAGCTAATGCAATTTTCCAGGGCGACATGGTACAGCCAGACTCTGGCAATATCCAGCAAGCTGGAACAGGTACGACAAACATTGGTGTTTTTTGGGGTTGTAAATTCGACGACGCAACAACTAACAAACCAACTTTTAAAAACAACTCTGCAGCAAGCGGAAACGGCGCTGTAGCAGACGCGTTTGTATATGATGATCCACACCAAGTATTCGAAATACAAGGTGACGGCGCATCTGCACAAACTGACGTTATGCAAACAGCAGACGTAGTCGTAGGCACAGGGTCAACAACAACAGGTGTAAGTGCAATGGAATTAGATTCTAGTGACATCGGTACTGGTGCCAATCTAATGATTATCGGTTTTTCTGGAAAAACTGGTAGATCAGATATTGGTTCAGCTAACGCAGTCTACAAAGTTCTAATTAATGAGCACTTGTACGCGTAATAGCAGGAGGACATAAATAATGGCTATATCAAGACAACAACTAGCTAAAGAGCTAGAGCCAGGTCTGAATGCTTTATTCGGACTTGAGTATAAAAACTACGAGAACCAACACGCAGAAATCTTTGATACAGAAAATTCTGATCGAGCATTCGAGGAAGAAGTAATGTTATCAGGATTCGACAAAGCTAACGTGAAGGCTGAAGGTTCAGCAGTTGCTTATGACAACGCGCAAGAGACTTTCACTGCAAGATATCAACACGAGACAATTGCTCTCGCGTTTGCAATCACTGAAGAAGCGATTGAAGATAACTTGTATGACAAGATCTCTACTCGTTATACAAAAGCACTAGCTAGATCTATGGCTCAAACTAAGCAAGTCAAAGCTGCTACAATTCTAGACAACGCATTTACTGCGGGCGCATCTGCAGGTGGAGACGGTAAAGCTCTTTTAGCTACTGACCACCCAACAATCGCTGGAACTTTCTCTAACGAGTTAGCAACATCTGCTGACCTTAGTGAAACTTCACTAGAACAAGCTTGCATTGACATCGCTAAGATGACTGACGAGCGTGGCTTAAAAATTGCAGCGAAAGGGCAGAAGTTAATCATTCACTCTTCACAGCAATTTATAGCTGAGAGAATCATGAAATCTGCAAACAGAGTTGGAACAGCTGACAATGACATCAACGCATTGGCATCTAAAGGAATGATCCCACAAGGATATGTGGTAAACAACTTCCTATCTGATGACGACGCGTTCTTCATTAAGACTGATGTTCCTAACGGTCTGAAACACATGGTTCGTGCGCCAATCAAAACTGCCATGGAAGGCGATTTTGAAACTGGTAACGTTAGATATAAAGCTAGGGAAAGATACAGCTTCGGCTTCTCTGATCCTAGAGGTCTATTCGGATCACCAGGCGCGTAATCGTAAGGTTACAAACCAATTTAGAGGGCGGCTTCGGCCGCCCTTTTTATTTGCAAATAACATATTAAAAGTTTATAGTCACAATACTGCGATAAAATAGTTAATATAGACGCGCGCAGTCGACGGCCTAGAGACTATATTAACGGAAACTAGGAGGATTATATCATGGCTAAAACTACTTTTTCAGGTCCAGTACTAGAGGGTAAAGAAGGTGTAAATATTGAAACTAAAACTTCAAACACCACTCTCACTGCTGCAGACTCAGGGAAAACTTTTGTAAGTGCAACTGATGGAGTTGTATTTACTTTACCGGCAATTGCTACTGGAGCTGTTTTCAAATTTGTAAACGCTGCAGAAGACGGCACTAACACATTAACTATCAGTCCAAATGCTTCTGACGGAATCCAGTACGCTGGTTCTGCAACAGATGATAAAGATTTAATCAACACAAAAGCTACCTCTAGACAAGGTGACTTTGTTGTAATTGCATCTTTAGATAGCACAGCTAACTGGTCAGTTACTTCAGTTAGAGGCGTTTTTGCTAAAGAATCGTAAGATTAATTAATGTGGGGCTTCGGCCCCACAAATTTAGGAGGATAATATTATGGCAGGTGGAGGATCTTTTACATCTGATCAGAGAACAGCGCATCTAGCAGCTGACGGACAATTAGTAACGGGACCTTGTAGAGTAACTTCTATACAAGCAGCAGGAGCAGCAAGCTCAACTGTTGTGTTGTATGATGGAACTTCTGCATCAGGAGACTCACATACTTTTAAGTTTGGCACAGAAGGACTAGAGGTTTATGTACCAGGTAGTGGTATAAAATTTAAGACAGGTGTGTTTCTAGATTTAACAGCTACTGGTGGCGTTACAGTAACGTTTAACTAGGAGGTTAGATGGCAACATCGGGAACAACTACTTTTGAAAGTAGCTTTGATATTGATGACATTATACAAGAAGCCTATGACAGAATAGGTATTCATGCTGTTAGTGGTTATCAATTAAAATCTGCAAGGCGCTCTCTAAATATCATGTTTCAAGAATGGGCTAATAGAGGTTTACACTATTGGCAAATAGATAACTTGGATATTGATCTAGTTGAGGGACAGGCGGAGTATACTTTCTTTAGAAGCTCTACTGATGGCACTAGCGCAACTTCTA